AAAATGATAAAGATGTACTTATTAAAGCTATGTTTACCGATGGTAATATTAAAGATTTAAATGTCGCATTTCTTCCTCCAGAAGATCGGCAAACTTTTAAAGCAAATGTTATTTACAGAGATGAAAAAGAAAACGGATTTCCAGAAAACAAATCTACAGTTATACGTTTACATGGAACGGAATACAATGATGATCCACTAGAAACATTTGATTTAAGTGGTTTCTGTACCAGCAAAAAACATGCAAGAAATTTTGGAAAATATATTTTAGCAACAAGAAAATTTGTTGATCATACAATTACATTTAAAACGGCTCCTCATTATATAAATGGTGTTCAGCCAGGCGACTACATAAGAGTTTTTTCAACAACTCAGCACGTTCAAAGATTTAACAATGGTGCAATTCTTGATGATGGATCAGTTGTAAGTAAAGAAACAATTAGTGGAAGTAAGACATTTTATTATTGGAATCCTTCTGAAGAAGTAGTAAAAGAAGCTACTGAAAATTTTTCTAACCCATTACCTACTACCTATAGAGGGTCTTTATTTACGATTAAAGAATCTGAAGCTTCTGATCAATGCTACAAAGTTGAAAGTATTACGTTTGGCGAAGATGGATTAATTGAATTATCTGGATCGTTTACTGAATTAGATGGAAATAAATTAGCTATGTTACAAAGATGGGATGATACTAATGTAAATAATCCCTTGTTTGATTATGACTTGGAGTAACTAATGGCAACAGCACAACCATTTCCTAGCATAAAACCAAATACAAGGAGCTATGAGCCTGGGACATATCCCAGTAATACCTTTGAGTCATTAGATGGAACTAAAACGCATTTGCGTTATGGAAATAAAAGAGTTAATGCCACTTTGACTCTTGGGTTTCAAAACATTTCGGACGCTGATGCAGCTTTGATCCTTGCTAATTATGAAAACGTAAATGCTGACTGGGATTATGTAACCTTCAATGATGGTCATGCCACAGCAGGGGTTAGTAATGCAAGCCTTCTTTCTTATTTAAAAGAGTCAGGATCAAGTCTGAAATGGAGATATTCAAAGCCTCCAAAAGTCACAAACGTCTACCCAGGAATTAGCAATGTCTCTTGTTCTTTTGTTGCTTGCCTCGATGCACCCTAAAATAAGTTATATATAACTATTATTTGGTGACATTAAGTGGGATTTTACTCAGGTAAAGATGGACAGCTTTACTTAGACGGGAGCGACACTGCTGCTGCTAAAGTTGAAAGCTGGTCTTTAAGTGCTACTCAATCAACACTTGAAACAACTTCTTTAGGTGATACTGATCGAACTCTGATCGCTGGAATGAGAAGTTCTAGTGGTAGTTGTTCTATTGCTTACTACAGTGATGCCAGTGGTTCTAATGAAGCAACAACATTATTAAATAAAATAATAAAAGCTCGAACAGCATCTACTACTCCTGGTATTGCTGCTGACTCGGCTACGGCTACTTTTAAACTGGGATTTAAAGATTATCAAAGCACAGTCAAATACATAACGGTAGAAGGTTTTATTACCAGTGCAGCTATTAGTAGCTCGCAAGGTGAAATTTTAAAAGCTGATATTAGTTTTGAAGTCAATGGCGCACCTTCTACTGTATCAATCTAATGCCTGTTGTTTTAGGTCAAAAAGGGTTTATTGAATTACAACGTACTTCTTTGCAGTATGCGTTGACAACAACTCTTGATACTAGTGATGTCAATACAAGTCGTAAAAGATTCTCAGTTGATTTTGCTTCTGGAAGCATAATTACTGGGGATCAACTTGAAATATCTACAAAAGATGGGTCTACTTTAGAATTGGTTTCTGGTCATAGTTATCCAGATGGTAGTTGGTATGTGCATGTAGATGATGTTGGAGGTATGCGTTTATATAATTCTTTTTCTCATGCAATAGGTGGTGGAGCCACTAATGCAGTCACATTAGTTGCCCCATCAAGTTCAAAAGAAATTTTATTTAAAGCTAGAAATGCGTCTTATAGACCCTTGGCTAGGGTCAGAAACTATGAGTTCACGACAACTAGGGAACAAGTACAAGTTGAATTATTAGGTGATGAATTTCGTCAACAATATGAAGCTGGACGAATTTCAGGTCAAGGATCAATGACTTGTGAGTGGGAATATAGATATGTTGCAAGTGATCCTGACTACAGCACTGATCAAGAATTTTCAGCATATTTGGCTCGTTTAATATTGCGTTTACAACAAGGGGCAGATTTTAATGGTCGATTCTTTTTGTTCAGAGAATCAGCAACTTCAGAAAATAACTGTTGGTATGAATGTGAAGGGCAAGTAACGAACTGTGCAATAACAATTCCAAATACAGGAATAGTCGAGACACGCATTGACTTTGTTACGTCTGGTCCTTTCCATTTAAAAGTAGGTGCTACGCCTGGATTCTTAAAACAAGAATCTGCTGATTACATACTTATAGAAGATGGAAATAAACTTTTCTTAGAAGACGACGCAACTTAGTAGGTATTGCACCCTAAACTATACGAAAGTGTAGATAACAAATGGCAGACCTGAAGATCAGTCAACTACCCTCGTTAGCCGAGGCAAATATAGCGGCTACTGATGAGATAGCTATTGTCGATACCTCGGCAAGCGAAACAAAAAAGGTCACTGCGAAAGCACTGGTAGAAAAAGGTGTAGCTTTAATAGATGCTGGCAGTATTCCAGGGACAGCACTTGCAAGCCTTGGAGCTAACACAGTCGTAACGGCAAGCATTACTGATGGAAATGTCACAAATGCGAAATTAGCAAATTCAAGTATTAGTCTTGGAGGCTTAAGCCTTTCTCTTGGATCAACAGATGCTACTCCAGCACTAAATCTGACCGACGCAACAAATTATCCGACTTCATCGTTAACAGGCACAATAACTAATGCTCAATTAGCAGGGTCAATAGCAAATAATAAATTAGCTAATTCATCAATATCTTTGGGTGGAGTATCAATATCTCTTGGAGCAACAAACGGAACTCCAGCACTAAATCTTACAAGTGCTACTAATTATCCAACATCTTCTTTAGTAGGAACGATTACAAATGCACAGTTAGCTGGCTCGATAGCAAATTCAAAGTTAGCTAATTCTTCAATAAATATTGGTGGCGTAACTTTAAACCTTGGTGATAGCGATACGACTCCAGCACTTAATCTTTCAGATGCTACAAATTATCCAACAACGTCTTTAACTGGAACGATTACTAACGCTCAACTAGCGGGAAGTATCGCAGCGACAAAGTTGGTTTCAGGAAGTATTACTTCAACTCAGCTAGGAACAAATTCAGTCACAGCAGTTGAGCTTGCAGACAACGCTGTAGATAGTGGAGCGATAGCAAGTTCAGCCGTAACTGATGCGAAGGTTGCTAGTGGAATTTCAGGGTCAAAGATAAGTGATGGATCTATTTCAGCAGCGAAATTAACAACAGCAAATATAGATAGATCTTTAAACGTAGCTTCTGGATCTCTTGGTATTAACAACGTAGTTACTGCTGCAACTAGATCAGGAATTACCTATAACGCCCAGGGTTTAATCACTTCAACTGTAGCTCTCGCACCTAGCGACCTCCCAATTTCTTCAGCTTCAGCCGTAGGTGGTGTTTCTATTGGTACAGGCTTAAGCGTTACTGGTGCTGGTTTATTGTCACTTAGCAACAGTGTGACTGGTGCAACTGTCTCTGGAATTACATTCAATAATAACGGGATGGTAACTTCGGCAACAGGATTAGTTGCTAGTGACCTCCCAACAGCTACAACGTCAGCGAAAGGTGCAGTACAAATTACTTCTGGAGGAGGATTAACCGTTGATGGAGCAGGAGCTTTAACTACTTCTACAAGTGGAGTTAGTGCTGGAACATACCAATCAGTTACCGTTAACGCTAAAGGTGTAGTTACAGGAGGTGCATCTCTTAGTGCATCGTTAATCCCATCACTTGCTGCTAGTAAAATAACAAGTGGAAGTTTTGATGCTGCACGTATCGGAGCTTCTACTATTAGCGGAGCTAAATTAGCTGATTCTTCTGTCTGTAAATTTACTGGTGCAACTTCAACATCTGGAATTGTTACTTTTCCAACAGCAGAATATAAAGGTCAATTCTTCTATGACTTAACCAATGATGATTTATATGTCTATGACGGATCGGCGTTTCAGCCAGTAACGATTACTTCAGGAGAGATAATTTATGCAGGTAACTATAGAGCAGATACCAATGTAATTACTTCGTTAAGTGCCGCTGGAACTGCACAAGGTTTTAGTGTTGGTGCTGCTTTGCAAGCTGCTAGTGAGGCTAACAATCGTTATTACTTTGTATGTGATAAATCAGGAACAGGAACTTCACCAGCCCCTACGGTAACAATTAACCCTCCTGACATGATCCTAAGTAATGGAACTGCCTGGGAAAAACTTGATATTTCAAATTTTATCGCTGGTCAAGTAGCTTCAAATATTGGAGTAACAGCAGCAGGAGGCATTCAAAATACAAACGTTCAGTCTGCTTTAGAAGAATTAGATACAGAAAAATTGGCAAAAACTGGTGGAGAAATCACAGGTCAACTTTTAATTGGTAATGCTGGAAGTCTTGTTTTTGAAGGTGCAACAGCAGATGCTTTTGAGACAACATTAGCGGTTGCAGATCCAACAACTTCAGACAAAGTAATAACTCTGCCAAATACAACTGGAACAGTAATTACAACTGGAGATACAGGAACAGTTACCAGCACAATGCTAACGGATGGAACAATTGTCAATGCTGATATAAATGCCTCTGCTGCAATAGCTTTAAGTAAATTAGCGGCTGTTACTTCTGCTCAGATTATTGTTGGTAATGGATCAAACGTTCCAACAGCAGTAGCCGTTACAGGAGATATAGGGATAACAAATGCAGGTTTAACTTCTATTACTGCTGGAGCGATTGTTAACGCTGACATCAACGCTAGTGCTGCAATTGCTGGATCAAAGATTGTTTCTGGAACGACTTCCGTTGTTGGTGTTGTTCAGTTAGTTGATTCAACTTCAAGTACAAGTACAACTCTTGCGGCTACAGGTGCTTCTGTTAAAGCAGCTTATGACTTAGCGAATACAGCAAATACAAATGCTGCTAATGCTGCACAAACAACTGGTAGTACTTTCACCGGAAATATTATTCTTGGAAATGCCAAGCAAGTTCGATTTTCAGAATTAACGGCTAATGGTTCAAATTATTTATCTTTCCAAGCTCCAGACACGTTAGCGGCTGATACCAGTTACACCCTGCCTTCTGCCCTGCCAACGGCTAATGGTCAAGTATTAGCTTCCACTACTGCGGGTGTTTTAAGTTGGGCAACCGATTCAGTGGCAGATGGATCAGTTACAGCCGCAAAGATAGCTTCTGGTCTTCAGTTAGTTACTACAGACGCACAAAGTAATACTGTTGCTGGTACAAACGCAGGAGATAGTTTTAGTGGAACAGATGCAAATGAGAATACGTTATTTGGATATGATGCAGGTACTGCAATAACTACAGGTGATAACAATACTTTCATAGGTAGTAACACTGGTGAATTAACTTCAACTGGAAGTGAAAACACTGCAGTCGGTAGAAACGCCTTTATTACAAATACAACAGGTAGTAGTAATACAGCTATTGGTAGAAGTTCCTTACAACTAGCTACAACAGCAAGTAATAACACTGCTGTAGGTAGAGATGCTTTAGCAGCAAACACAACTGGTGATTCTAATACTGCTGTTGGTATGCTTACTCTCACCACTAACACAACTGGTGAATATAATGCTGCTGTTGGTTATTCGGCATTAGAAAAAAACACAACTGCATCTTATAATTCTGCTTTGGGATTTAAAGCCCTAGAGGAAAACACAACAGGTGCTAGTAATACTGCTGTTGGTTATGAAGCATTAACTGCAAACACAACAGGAACTGC